GATGAAGAAGAAGCTGACTATCACTTTCTAAGCCAAAGTTTAATAGGGGATACTACTGACAACTATAAGGGTTGCCCCACTGTTGGTGCAGTTAAAGCTGATAGAGTCTTAACACAACACGGTGCTACATGGCAGACAGTTGTAATGACGTACCAAAAGCATGGCCTCAGTAGTGAGGTTGCTATCGAGAATGCGAGGCTGGCACGTATACTGCGTGACGGTGAATATGATTTTAAAACGAAGGAGGTAAAACTATGGGCAGCATAGATGATGCAACACCCGCTGATTGGAATGCAGTAAGCATGGCAGTTAAAGATGCCGTTGATCACCCACCACACTACAACAAAGGTAACATAGAAACCATCGACTACATCGTGGATGTCCTTGGCGAGTATGATGCTATTGCATACTGTCATGGTAATGTACTAAAGTACACGAGTACACGGTTGTGGGAAAAGGGTAAGCCTATCGAAGATGCACGTAAAGCTATGTGGTATCTGAACAAGATGGTAGAGCTAATGGAAAAAACTAAAGGGAAGAACTGGTAATGTTTATTAACTATGATTACTTAGCTGGTATGTTTGAAGGATTTGATTACTACCAGATGAAGAGTAACGAAACCGCTGGCATTCCCGAAGGGATAAACTTAGAGTACCTCACTCTACAGATGGCCGCTGATATAGGGCAGCTAGCAAAGAAGGTTAAAGAACGATCAGCTAAAGGTGAGCCTTACAATTTCAAAGAACAGGTGAACGAAGATATAGGGAGCATCCTCTGCTCCTTGTCTCTACTCACTGACCGCATGGGATTAAACATGAGTGATGTAGCCTTTGATAACATTAGCAAGAACTTGAAGGTAAACATTGGTCAGAAAACAAACGATAAGAAGGCTAAATACTAGAATCATAAGTCCTTGATTTCATTGTGATGTTTCTAAAGTACCCATTGTGGAGTAACAAATGAATATTTTAGATAAAAAACTTTTCATAAGTAAGGAGCTAGTTGATCACTTCAAAGAGCTTTTTCCGAACAAACTACCCCGCAAGCTAGGTGTAACTCCTGATGCTATAGCCTACTTACAGGGTCAACAATCCGTCATTGAGCGCATGGAGTTTATCCTTGATGATGACAAACCAGATGAGATGTAGCTATGTGTTTACCAAGTACACCTAAAGCCCCTAAGCCACCAGCACCACCTCCAAAACCTAACGAAGCCCCTGATGAAATCGGCAACGCTGTAGACTCTAATGCTACACAGATGAAGAAGAAGCGTATGGGCAAGAAGAAGCTACGAAGAGGTGCAGATGTGCAAGTGGCATCCTCGTCACAAGGTTCAGGCTTAACGATTAATAAATAAGGATTGACCTATGAATTACGATCAAGGCGCAGCCAAAGCCTACGAGAATATGGCATCGGATCGTGATGTATTCTTAACTAGAGCTAGGACTTGTGCAGAACTAACGATCCCCACCCTCATGCCTAGAGATGGTCATACAGGTTCAACCCAGTATGATACACCTTACCAAGCAGTGGGTGCGAGAGGTGTCAACAACCTAGCCTCTAAACTCTTAATGACTTTGCTACCGCCAAACAGTCCTTTTTTCCGTTTAACTATTGATGACTTTGATTTAGTAGAACTAGCAGGCAATGCTAGAGGTAAAGCAGAGGATGCACTGGCTCGTATTGAACGATCAGCCGCACAGGTAATTGAATCAAAAGCTATTCGAGTACCGACCTTTGAGATGCTAAAGCAACTCATCGTTTCTGGTAATGCTCTTATACATATGCCACCAGAAGGTGGGATGAAAGTCTTTAGATTGGATCGCTTTGTTGTGAAGCGTGACACCATGGGCAACATTCTTAAGATTATTGTGAAAGAGACAATAGCTTATGAAGCGTTACCCAAAGATGTTCAAGAAGCTCTGCTGGAAACAGAAGGCTATCAAGAACAGATAGAGAAGAAAGAGTGTGATCTTTACACTTGCATTAAACGTGATGGTAAGAAATTCATGGTGCATCAGGAAGTCCACGGTGTAGTAATACCTAAGACTACTGGTAGTTACCCTCAAGATAAACTCCCTTGGTTAGCCTTACGATTTATCGCTGTAGATGGTAATGACTATGGTCGATCATACGTTGAAGAAATAGTAGGTGATCTTAAATCTCTTGAAGCTTTGACTCGTGCTATCGTAGAAGGTTCTGCGGCTAGTGCTAAGTTGATCTTCATGGTACGCCCCAATGGTACAACAAAGATACGGAACATTGCAGACAGCTCAAATGGCGCTATCATCTCTGGTGATGCGAATGATGTATCTACCCTGCAAGCTAATAAGTTTAACGACTTCCGTGTTGCTCAAGAAACAATGAACACTATAACGCAAAGGTTATCTTATGCGTTCTTATTAAATAGTTCAGTGCAGCGTCAAGCTGAACGTGTGACTGCTGAAGAAGTACGTTACATGGCACAAGAACTTGAGACTGCTTTAGGTGGTATCTACTCTGTGTTATCACAAGAGTTCCAATTACCTCTTGTTAATCTGCTCCTTGCGAAGATGCAGAAAGAAGGTAAGATGCCGAAGTTCCCTAAAGATACTCTGAAGCCTCAGATTGTAACTGGTTTAGAAGCTCTTGGCCGAGGTCAGGACTTGAATAAACTACAAGCATTCTTACAATACTTACAGCCACTAGGCCAACAAGTCATTGCACAAGAGTTAAATATTGATGACTATATAGATCGCTTAGGTGCATCTTTAGGAATTGATACACAAGGATTAATTAAGTCGCCTGAACAAAAACAACAAGAACAGATGGCAGCCCAAGAAGCTATGCAACAGCAACAGATGATGCAGATGGCTGAGAAGGGTGTAGCACCTGCTGTAAAAGGTATGGTGGATGCTGCTGGTCAACAACAGGTTGAAGAATAACTTTAAACTAAAGAGACTATTTATATGAGTACAGAACAACTATCTACACACGAAGAAGTAGCTCCTGATGCAGAAGCCCAAGCCGCCCACGAAGCGGAGATGGTAAAGGTAGCAGATGAGCTAGAAGCTAATAACAATCCTGATGCAGAGCAACGCCCTGACTGGCTTCCTGAGAAGTTTAAGGATGCGGAACAGATGGCAGAGGCCTACGCTCACCTAGAAAAAAAGCTAGGAGGAGAAGAACCAGCAGAGCAAGCACAACCTGAAGAAGCTTCTGAGGAAGTATCGGAACAGGCTGAAGCTGGTGATGTAAAGGAAGCTGTAGAAAATGCTGGTGTAGATTTTGACTTCTTACAAAACGAATACAACGAACAAGGAGGACTCACGGAAGCTTCTATGGCAAAGCTAGAAGAAGCAGGGTTCTCACAAGATTTGGTAAACAGTTGGATTAAGGGTCAAGAAGCCCTTGCCGCTAATTACCAGAGTTCCATCTACGAAAGCGTAGGTGGAGAAGAAGCTTATGGTCAAATGATCGAGTGGGCTGGTGATAACTTGAGTGAAGCTCAGGCCGCTGCCTTTGATCGTGCTGTAAGTTCAGGAGACTTAGATGTCGTCAAGCTGGCTGTATCTGGTTTGCAATCTCAGTATCAAGCTGCTGAAGGAACTGCCCCCACTTTAGTTAGTGAGAGTCAGTCAGCATCTTCAACAGGTGGTGTGTTTAATTCGTGGGCTGAGGTAACTCAGGCTATGAGTGACACCCGATACCAGAGTGACAAAGCATATCGCCAACAAGTTTCTGCCAAGATTGGTAGGAGCGACTTGCAACAATAGTCTCTTTGGCCTCCTTCGGGAGGCTTTTTTAATTCTAAAAAGTAACTACGAACACGATTACTATTACCTTTGACCCTCTGCGGAGGACAATCCTAGAGAACGAATGAGTGTTAGGTGACTGACTAGAATATCATTCATTTAAACATTTAACTAAAAGGTAAAATATTATGTCAAGTAACTATTCTGCTCCCTCACGGTTGGGGGAAAATGCAGGTACTTCAACTAACGCTAAAGAGCTTTTCTTAAAAGTCTTTGCTGGTGAAGTTCTAACTGCATTCAACACTAACAACATCGCTATGCCATTGCACCGTGTACGCTCTATCTCTAGTGGTAGCTCTGCACAATTCCCAATGACTGGCTTGTCTACTACTGCAACTCTTGCCGCTGGTAACGAAGTTGTACCTTCAGCTATCGCTCACAGTGAGAAAGTTGTAAACATCAATGACCTTCTAGTGTCTTCTGCTTTCATCGCTAAAATTGATGAAGCTATGAACCACTACGATGTACGTTCAATCTACTCTACTGAGATTGGTACTGCATTGGCTAAGGCTGCTGACGTTGCTATCTTCGCTGCTGTCGAAGCTGCTACTGATGACACTGCTGAGTACGCTCAAGGTGCATCACAAAACAACGCTGACATCGAGATTGCTGGTACTGGCGCTGCTTCAACTGGCTCTAACGTAGCTGACGCTATCTTTGGTGCTTTAGAAGCTCTTGATACTAAGAACGTAACTGGTGAGAAGTCTATCGTATTAGATACTGACACTTACTACCGCTTGTTCACTGGCACTGTTGCTAACCTTGCTGGTGTTATGAGTTCTGACTTTGGTACTGGTGGTAACTTGAACGCTGGTAAAGTTCCTCAGATCGGTGGTGCTAATGTCTTTATGTCTAACAACTTACCTTCAGGTGCTAAAGGCTTAGTCTTCACTAAAGACGCTGCGGCAACTGTTAAGTTATTAGACTTGGCTGTTGAGTCTGAGTACCAAGTTTCACGACAAGGTACTTTAATGGTAGCTCGTTACGCAATGGGTCATAGCTCATTACGTCCTGAGTGTGCTGTTAAATTGGTCAACGCATCTTAAGTTGATACACACTGGAAGCTCCCCTTCGGGGGAGTTTTCCTCTTTATTTTTTCATTGAGGTAAACATGACAACTCCAACAACAGAACTAGAAGCAGTAAACATTATGCTCTCTACTATTGGTGAAGCACCAGTAAACAACCTAGACTCTGGGTTGGTAGATGCTGAGACTGCTGAGACCATCCTCAAGAATGTTTCCAGAGATGTTCAATCACATGGATGGAACTTTAACTCTGAACCAAATTACACCGTTGCGGCTGACTCTAGCGGCAATGTTATTCTCCCTACGGAGATTGTAAGAGCTGACTTAGCAAACTCTGAGACTAAGTACAGAAGCTCTAAGAACGAATACATACAACGTGGTAATAAGATGTATGATAAGGTCAACCATACTTACAACATAGGCAAAGCTCTCAAGCTAGATGTTGTCGTCTTATTAACCTTTGACTTACTTCCCGAAATAGCAAGGCGCTATGTTGCCATCAAGGCATCTCGTATCTTTCAAGAGCGAGTAGTAGGAAGTACAGAACTATCACAAATGAATAGGAACGATGAACAGCAAGCTTGGTTCGCCCTTCAAGAGATGGAAGGGGACAATGGCGACTATAATATATTCGATGACTACAGCACTGCTAGTGTACTTAATCGTGGCATCGGCACAAAGGTGATTTCAAATGGCTCTAGTTTCTAAAAGCATTCCTAACTTTATCAACGGGATTTCTCAACAGCCTCCTAGTTTACGTTTAGCAAGCCAAGGAGAAGCACAGGAAAACGGTTACTCTGATATAGTAGAAGGCTTAAAGAAACGCCCACCCACCAAGTTTAAAAGAAAGTTAAATACAGGTAGCCCTGCAAGTAGCACTTACCTAACAGCTACTGAACTAGCAACAGCACACATCCACACGTACAAGAGAAGTGCTATAGAACAATTTACCGTTATTCTTGTACCAGCAACTCCTAAGCTCTACGTCTATGACATTGAAGGAAGACTTCGGTACGAGTCAGGTGTAGCAAGTTGGAGTGCAACAGGATCGCAGATAGCCACTAACTCAGATACAGCTACACTTAGCGCATACTTTGGCACAAGCCTCAACAACCAACAAGTCACGGCAACCTCTGTGGCTGACTACACGTTCTATGTTAATAAAGAAAAGGTTATCACTAGAGATGAAACTTCTCCTGATAATGTAAGACCTTTTGAGGGGATTTTTTACCTAAAACAAGCTGACTATGGTAAAGTTTATAAATGTAAAGTAAACAACACCAGCAATGTATTAGTATTTTCTGGGAATTACGAATCACTTTCGGTTGATGGCGAAAACGGTAAAACCCCTACTGAAGAATATGAATCTTTAAAGACGGGCGTTATTATGAACGTCATTTCAGGAAAAGATACAAGCGAGAATGTTAGCCTATCATCTAGTTCCATGACATTTCCTTCAGGATATGTAAGAGACGGGCATACCGATGCCCCATTTTTTACAATTTCCAATAGTTCTACAGATTTTAACTTAATAGCAAATGATGACGAAGGGGGTACTTCTTTATTTGCCCACAAAGACAGTGTGTCGAACTTTACATCATTACCTAAATATTGTCAGTCTGGTTTTATAATACAAGTTAATGGGGATAATCAAAAGAAAGAAGATGATTTCTATGTTAAGTATTCTGGAAGTGAATCAAGTGGTTCTTGGAAAGAATGCCCAGCACCTTCACGACCTAATGATAGTCAATACCACTCCTTTACTACTTCTACTATGCCCCACACTTTAGTGCAAAACGCTAATGAAAGCTTTAGCTTTACTACAGGTGTGTGGGACGAAAGAAAAGCTGGTGATGATGACACTAACCCTTTCCCAAGTTTTGTTGGAGGAAAGATTAACGATGTTTTCTTCCACCGCAACCGCTTAGGTTTACTATCAGATGAGAATGTAATCTTCAGCGAAGCTAATGGCTTCTTTAACTTCTTTAGAACAACTGCACGCTCACTCCTTGACTCTGCTCCTATTGATGTAGCAGTCAGTCAGAATGAAGTATCAATACTAAAGGCTGCTGTACCATTCCAAGAGCAGCTCCTACTGTTCTCTGAGATTAACCAGTTTACCTTATCCTCTGACCAGCTCCTCACACCAGCAGAAGTGTCTATAGATACCTCTACGAACTTTGAGTGTGACCTAACAGCAAAGCCAGTAGGTGCAGGTAACAGTGTATTCTTCTCCGTACAGAACGGTACATTCTCAGGAATGCGAGAGTATTACACGACAGGTGATACAGAAGTAAAAGACGCTAACCTCATTACTGCACACGTTCCCAACTATCTTGCAGGTAGTGTGAAGCAGATGATAGCCTCTACTAACGAAAACCTTTTGCTAGTAAGAACTACAACAGATGCGAAAGAGTTATACGTCTACAAGTGGTATGAGAACGAGACTGAGCGTTTACAAAGCTCTTGGTCTAAATGGAAGTTTGATGCTAACATCGCTCACGTTGCTTTTAATAACGAAGAGATATTTATCATCTTTGAAGATGGTCGATTTGAGAACATGACTTTAACTTTAGATGCGCAGTTGCTTAACATCTATCCTATGCACCTTGACCACCAGCAGAAGTTTACAAGTGGCGCTCCTTCAATGGACTACACTGACAGTGCCCTTGTGTACTACAACTCTAAAGGTGAGCAGGTAACAGCAACTACAGTAGGGACTTCTTCAGTCCCCGTCTATGGTGGCATACCATACACCTTCAAGTATCAACTCTCTGAGCAAGTCTTTAAACCAGCTCAAGGTGATGCTTCGGATATAGCAAGGTTTCAACTACGAACCATATCATTTACATACAACGACACTGGGACTTTCACAGTTACCCAAACTAACGGTAGGCGTGATCCTACATCAGCAGTCTTTACTGGTCGATTGTTAGGCGATTTAGATAATCTCCTTGATCAATCAGCAGTAGACACTTCAGGTAACTTTAAGGTAGGTGTTCAATCACAAGCCAAAGAAGCTAAAATAGAGATCACAAACGCCTCACCGCTTCCTTCAGTATTCCAAAAGGCAGAGTGGGAAGGCTTTGTAAAACTCAGATCAACAAGGATATAGCATGGGACACCATTATAGGAAGAGTGAGTTCTTGGACTGTCGTGAGATAGCCCCTCTCATGCGCTCTCAGGACGTTACGGAGATAGGCTATAGTAATGGTTTAACTCCGCTAAAATCTCTCCAAGGGGCTTACAATGCGTCTGAGGTGTGTAATTCAATCATACATCAGGATGGTAGTGTTGTAGGAATGTTTGGTGTGGCGAACAACGGTGTCTTTGGTAGCCCTTGGTTACTAGGGACAGATAAGATTATAGAAACAAGAAAAGAATTTATCCCTCAAGCACAGACATGGGTAGAGGATATGAACACTATCTACCCTCTCTTGCTTAATTTCGTTCATGTAGATAATACAGTATCGAAGAAGTGGCTTAAATCGTTAGGATTTGAATTCATAAAACTAGATAAAGAATACGGAGTAGGGAAACAGCCCTTCTACCAATTTGTGAGGATTAAGAAATGTGTGACCCAGTAACTTTAGCCGTTGCCTCAGCAGCTTTGTCCACAGCAGGGGCTATCGAAGGCCACAGCGCACAAAGAGATGCTTACAAGGCTAACGCAAAAGCGGCTTCTCAAGCAAAGGTCGATGAAGACCGTATGCTCAATCAACAAGAGGCTCAAATACAAGAGCAAGCATCAGAAGCAAAGATAGCTCAAGACCTAGAGACACAGCAGGTAGCTTCAAGAGCGCAAGCAACTGACTCAGGTGGTTTCTTGAACAACAATGCTGTCATGCAAGACATCGTGAGACAAGGCTTAGAAGCTAACACAATGACCTCACAGAACCTTGAGCGTCAACAAGCACAGTTAGGGGAAGAGCGCATAGGAGCTGAACGAAGAGCGCAGTCTCGTATTAACTCTGTAGCCAGACCAAGTAGAACGGCAACAGCATTACAGATAGGTTCTGGCTTAGTACAAGCAGGAACTAACTATGCTGCTATGGGTGGAACATTTGGTGGTGGTGGAGCGCCTACAAGCGCTGGACTATCTCAGGGTGCAGGGGGCAGTATGGCAGGGGCTAATGCTAGAGCTTCAAGCGCACGTATGCGAGACTTTTGATAAAATAGGATAACAACATGGCAACATCAATAAGTAAATCAGTGAACTACAAGCAAGCTGCGGCTGCCCCTGATTACCAAGTTGCAGCAAGACCTGTCGATACTTTTGTATCGGGTACTGGTAATGACGTTCTTAGTAAAGGCAAGCAAGTAGCTGCGGCTCTTGAGCAAGCCTCTGGTGCAGTTGCTCGGTATGGGCAAGTACAGGCAAGATTAAGTAAAGAACAAGAAGCTGCTGTAGCTAAAGCAGAAGCAGCAGAATATAGAAAAGAAGTAGTAAGAGATAAAGCAAGGGCAGACGGCATAACAGCTAACTGGCAAGAGCAACTTAAAAGTGATCTAGCTAATGCTGATCTTACAAACACCACACAAGAAGAGTGGTATGCTGGATGGAAAGAAGACAACCCTACGTTTGGAGAAAATGTAGCTACACTTATTACTGAAGAAGGTAGGTTAAAGTTTGGTGTAGATTTAGGTGATGTACTTGGCACTAACTTTGATATTAATCAGATCAAACAACAAGAATTTAACGATGTTGAAGTGTTGACTAATGGTGCTTTAGCAAAATCACAAAAGATACCCACCGCTACTGCTGACTCTAAAGGCTTTCGCCAGTTTGTTAAAACCCTTGAAGAAGACATGAGCACTTTAGGTAATGAAACAAATCAATCACGTATCCCTAAGCTTAGAGCGATTGCTCGTCAGATGCTTACTAAGAATGATGATGATCGTCTGTACAAATGGTTGCTAGGGGAAGTGGCTGGCCGTACTGCTATAGGCGGTGGTGATTTTCAGAATGATGTAGCTGCTGAAAGAGAAGCAATTAAAAAGAAAAAGCTAGCTGATAAATACAAGGAAGACGACAGGGTTGAGAAACAACGTAAGGCTAAGTATGCTATTGATGTAAACGCTATGAATCTTGAGTTAGGGGAAATCCTCCGATTTAACCCCAACGCTGAGATTGATACGATTGTTCAAAAATACATAGACATGGATATAGGGGATGCAAGAGCCAAGGCTAATACTATGGTTAATGCGTATGCCCAAGAATATGGCAGAGATAGAGTTCTACCAGCAGGTACAGAGAATCAAATAAGAGCTGAGTTCTATGCCCTTAAAACTCCAAGAGAACGCCACGATTATATTGACGAAAGGGTGCTTCTCTTACCTACAGAGTTAGCACAAAACTTACGCACTAATGTAACTAAAATAGAAAGTCATTATGATGATAAGGTCTTTAAATCTAATATTAAGAACCTTGAAGATATTGTAGGTGAAACTTTAGATGCAGACTACTATCCTGCTGTAGTACAACAGTTTTCTTTATTGTACGCAGATTACTACGCCTCTGATTCTTATAAAGATGCGGAGTATGGCGAAAGAATAACCAGAGCTGGTGAGCTTAAACAACAAGCCCTTCTTATTGTAAATGAAAGCTTAGGAGTAGATGCAGAACCTCTCAATGATATTACAGAATTAGCAGGGATACCTATCACGCCTTTAAAAGATTCTAATCAAGCTGGACTTGACGCTTGGGCAAAAGAATCAGAGAAAAATGGAGGCTACCCTAGTAAAGAGTTTTTATTAAATTGGGATAGAAATGGGCTACGTAGGCCAAACTAAATTAAGCTAAATAGGAAACAATATGGCTGAGTATGATTTTTCATCTTTTTCAGGTGAGTCAAAAAAAGATACTGATAAACAGTATGACTTCAGCTCCTTTTCTGATCAAGGCTCTACCGTAGGTTCAGTAGTAGATCAAGTCCTTGAAGAAAACTCAGATGTTGTACAAGACATTGTAGATAGAATTCCTGAACCAACAGTGGCAGAAGGCTACGAAGCTATAGAAGCCCCTGAAGAAGAGCGTGACCCTTCATTAATGGAAAACATTACTGAGTCTCTCGTAGCTCCTTTAGGTGGTTTAGGTAGTGCTATTGTGGAAGGTGCAGAAACACTCGATTGGGCTACAGGGTACACCAGTAAACTAGACGCAATGCAAAACATTACAGGTGATGTACTAACCTACAACCCTGAAAACTTAGAGCCTGATGTACTACGAGCTTACGAAGATGCTAACGGCTTTCATGTCTATGACGGAGAAGGACGTAAAGTTAAATACTTTACAGGCCAAGCTTTACAAGATTTAAAAGCTGCCAACATCATGCGTCTTGCTACACTCTCAGAACAACTTGATACAGTGATAGCAACTAATGAAGATTTACGAGAAGCGGGATACCAAGACTCTTTATCAGGTCAGATTACTGGTAGTATGTCACAGTTCATTGCTGGTTTTGTGGGTGCAGGAGTTTTAACTAAACCTGCTAAGTTAGGCAAGTATGCAGATGATCTTCTAAAAGGTAGTATCTCTGGTACTGTTGTGTTTGATGCACACCAAGAACGTGCGTCAGTGATGCTTAAAGAACTAGGAATAGAAAACGATTTTATCAACTGGCTTGCCGATAACGAAGATGACACTATGTTCGAGGGTAAGCTAAAGAATGCTATAGAAGAATCAGTATTAGGCTTAGCTGCTGGAGAAATTATTAGAGTAACAGCAATGACCTTTAGGGGTCTTAAGGCTGTTAAGTTAAACCAAGATGCTAAAGCTGCGGAGAAGTCTGTAGAAGAAGTGAATGAAGCTTTAGCCAAAGCAGAAGAGGCGGCTGCTTCAGTTGTAGATAAAACTGCTGACCCCTCTACCTTACGTCTGGTTGACCCTGAAACAGGCCAGCCTATTAAAGTAGCAAGCAATGCTGATGACTCATTAGCAGCTCCTAAGACTGCTGACGATATAGACATTCCAGAAGAACGTGTCATAGGTGATGGACGAGGTACGTTTGAATCAACTACTTGGGGTCAGTTAAACGCCCAAGGCATAAAGATGATCCATGACTTCATTAGCGCTGAAGATTTATACACTTTCGATCCTATGACTCTCTCAAAGTTCATGGATGAGTTCTTTGACTTAAGTAAAGTTCCTGTAGATCAAACTAAACAATACACCGCTGCGGCTCTCCAGATGGAAAAGTATCTTTACGAGCAAACGATGCGTTTTGTTAAAAGCCCTGCTTACCAAGAAGGGGATGCTGCTGCTATTGCTAAGGCAAAGGTACTCGCAAAGTCTACAGCCCAAGCAAAGAGAACAAGACAGCGTCTTGGTAATATTCAAGGTACAAGTTTAAACCTACACGGTATGGCAAATGATGTTATACCTAACATTGATGATATAACTCTGTCAGAAGACCAGTTACTAAAAGTAATACAAGATGCTTCTGATCAAGGATTAATTAGTAGGACGGTTGGGAAACCTCGTGATGTCGTTCAAGCTATCAATGAGATATGGATTAACAGCCTACTTAGTAGTCCAGTAACACACGCTATAAACTTATCAAGTAACGCCTTTGTCTCTACTATTGATATAGCAGAAGAGTTTGGTGGAGCTTTGATGTCTGTTCCTAAAAAAGGTGTAGACTCTAAAGCTCACTTCAGCCTAGCTAAAAGAAAAGCCTATGGCTCATTTAAGTACGCATGGCTGTCTTTAAAAGCAGCAGGGGCAACTCTTAAGAAAGGTCACAACATCCTAGACGAAGAGGGAATGATTACAGAAGCAGTAGATGATCAGATTAGAAAAGTTGCTATAGGTCAAGGTAATGCTGATCTAGGTGAACTCATGGGTAGACTCCTTAGTGGAGAAGTTAATGTTACATCACAGGGTCTTGTGGACGCTGCGGGTAATGTTATTAGAACTCCCTCAAGATTCCTACAGGCTGGTGATGAATTATTCAAACAACTAAACTTTAGACGCTCTGCATATGCTCATGCAGCAGAAGAGGTCGATAAGCTTTTTAAGCATAATAAAGATTTAGACCCTAAAGACTTTGATGATATGGTTGAAGATCGTATTAGCAAGGCTTATGAGAACCAAGTTAATACTCCTAGAGGTGAAGCACTAACTAATCCTATAGCACTTAAAGCTCAAGGGGACGCTAGGGTATTAACCTTTACAAATGAACTAGGCAAGACAGGTAAAAAGATTCAAAGTTTTACCTCCGAAATACCTATATTAAGGCAAGTAGTTCCATTTATCAGGACACCGATAAACATTGTTAAGTATCCTTTTCATCGTTCTCCTTTAGGCTTGTTTTCAAAACAAATGCAAAAAAGGCTAGAAAGCCCAGACCCTCAAGTAAGATCGAAAGCTCAGTTTCAAATGACATATGGTAGTGTTATATGGGGGACTATAGCGGCTGGGGTAATGACAAGTAAAGTTGAACTCCCATACATAGACAGAGATGGGAAACAACAATTTATAGAAGTACACAAGTATCAAGGCTCTTGGCAAGGGTACACAGCTCAACAAAGGAATGCTTTAAGGGCATCAGGGGCGCAACCTAATTCTATAGTAGTAGAACATGATGATGGTACTTTCTCATTTGAGAAGTATAATAGGCTTGATCCTGTAGCAATGATTGCAGGGATGGCGGCTGATGTTAGAGATGTCCACAAAGCTGGACACGATACTGAGGAAATGGCGTCTGCTGCTGTTATAGCTATTGCTAACCAACTCAAAGACCGAACGTACACAAAGGGTGTTGCTAACTTTATAAATGCAGTGGACGACCCTAACAGATTCTTAGATAGGTGGATACAAGGACAAGTATCATCGTTGGTTGTTCCTTCGCTAGTCTCTTGGACTAATGACGACCCTATAGTTAGGGAGGTTAATAGCACTCTTGATGCTGTTAAAAATAGGATACCTTCTTTATCTGATACCCTTCCCCCTAAGTATGACATCTTTGGGCAACCTATGCTCCGAGCTGATGGGTATATTATGAAGTCTACTGATTGGGAAAGTGATGAGATCAAAGCTGAGTTCTTAAGACTAGCCCCTCGTATAGGCGAGCTACCCGAAGTTAAAAATGGTATTGATCTTCTCGACCCTACCTATCAAATGGTAGATAAAGAGACAGGCAAAACTATTACAGCTTATGAGAGATACAACCAACTCATTGGAGAGGGTAAACTTCTTCGTAAAATTGAGAGAGCAATTAGAAAGCCTAAATATAAGAAAAAGAAAGGCAAAGCTATTTACCTCAAGAATGTTGGTGAAGTAGATAATTACAACGAAGAGCAAATACAAGCAGAGTTTAGAGAAGCCCGTGAAGAGGCTTTCAAGGCGCTATTAAAAGAAAATAGAACACTAGACGATGCTTATGATGACTTAGAAGACACTATTAGAGATATTGAAAAAGGCAGGTACGTTGAACCTCCTAATCCTGTATCTGACTTTTTAAATGGCATCTTTAATTAATACAAAACTAGGAAAAACAAATGGCATATTCATATACTCAATACACCGTAGCATCTAGTAATGACACCACTACTACCTACGCTACACCCCCGTACAGGTCGGGGAAGGCGGCTACCGATATAAGTGTTGCCGTTGATGGTGTCACTAAGACAGCAGGTGTTGACTACACTATAAGTGGTACTTCAGTTACCTTCACTTCATCAGGAGCGCCTTTAGCTACCTCAGTAGTCCGTATTGCAAGGAACACTTCACAGAATGCAGCTCCTTCAGATTACTCCGAGAACACCATACTAACCTCAGCTCAGCTTAATGCTACCCAAGAGCAGCTATTCTTCATGGCTCAGGAAGCGATTGACACGGCCTCTGAGACTAACTTAGCAGGTTTGACGTTTTACTCGTCTTCTACTTCAGCACCTACTTCCCCTGCTTTGGGTGATCTTTGGTACGATACATTTAATAAGTACCTTAAGATTTACAATGGCACTGAGTGGGAGTTAGCTACACCTAATAATGAGTCATTTACCTATACTACTTTTACTGCTGAAGCAGGCACTTATAGTTATGTAACAGTAGCTAACATCAATACCGAAGCTTTGGTTTTCTTAAACGGAGTTAAGCAAGTAAGAGACACAGTTAAGGCTAACCTCTTAGCTTCCTCTGGTGCTAAAGATTACTTTATAGACACTGTAAATAGCAGAGTTTACTTTAAAACTTTAGGAGCTGACTCTGTTGTAGAAGTTATCTTAGCAGCATCTAACCTTGGTACAGCAAATAGCACGAAGATAGAAACCTTTACTGCTACAGCAGGTCAGACTGCTTTTAACCTCTCCAATACATACTTACAAAACACTAACTCAGTCAACATCTTTGTAAACGGTGTACGTCAATCTGCTTTTACTGAAACAGATAACAACACAGTTACTTTAACAAACGGTGCTAGTGTAGGTGATGAGGTTGTTGTCATTATTAATCTATATGACACGGTTCAAGGAAGTATAGATTCTGTTAATGTAACACACACCCCCGCTGGTACTGGAGCTGTAGCTACAACAGTGAAAGCTAAATTAGATAAAATGTCGGTTACTCCACAAGACTTTGGAGCTGTAGGAGATGGCGTTGCTGATGATACAACAGCTATACAGGCTGCTATAGATTCAGGAAATAACGTACAAATTCCTAAAGGTACTTATAAAATATCTAGTACAATAAAACTGGTTAATGATTATCAAAAATTAGAAGGCTCTGGAAAGAACACGGTATTAGAAAATAGCACTACATCTGCAAGATTATTCCAAATAGGGGACACAGGCAATTCAGGTGTAGCTGGACAATTCTGTTCTTTATCAAATATAACTCTAAAAGGTAACTCAAATACTACTGAAGGATTAGCTATATTAAGTATTGTAGATGATAGCATAGCTAGGGCAGCCCGTGACGTATCATTGACTGATGTTAGAATACAAGATGTAGGAGCGGGTTACGGATTAAGAGCTTCTGCTTGGGAGCTGTCAACTATTGCATTAACAATCTTTGACTGCAACAAGGGTATTCTTTTAGGTTCAGAAGCTAACTCATGTAACTTCACTAACACTTATGTCACAGGCTGTACTAATGAGGCTGTTGATCTTCCAAACAGGTCTTCCGCCCCGTCAAATATTGTTTTTACTGGATTAACAGCACAATATTCTGGAGGCTCTACAGCCACAGTTCACATTGATGACGGCAATGTTATTTTATTCGATGGTTTGTATTTAGAGGCTAACACAGCCACTAATAATGTATACGTCAGTACAAACGCTAAAGGCGTAACTTTTAATAATGTAATGCACAACCTTGTTTCTCCCACAGGAACAGCATCAAGAGTTATAACAGCTAATGCAGTTAAAAACTTTACTGTTAATGGTGTGACTAATATTGGGGGCGCTGTTGAAAGCTTAGTAAGGATTGAAGGGGCTTTACCTCTTAGCAATATAGAAAGCCTGTTTGTAGCTAATGGTTCTGTAAGTGTAGGATTATTAGATGATCAGTCCACTAGAAAAGCTACAACTTTTATTGATGGGCTAGATACTAAACTTGTTTCTACAACAATAACAACTTTAACTTCAAACCCTTTTCTTACTTTTAGTGATTCTGCCTCAAGTGCTTCTTGCCAGCTAAACTCAGGTACAGGTTCTCCTGAAGGAGCTGTAACAGCTAACGTAGGGTCTATATTTTTAAGAACTGATGGTGGAGCAAACACTACCTTATACGTTAAAGAGTCTGGAACGGGCAACACTGGCTGGGCAGCTAAATAATTTAAACAAAGGACAAACTAATGACAGAAATATCAAGATCGGCACAGATTGCCAAACGTGCCTCAGAAGTGGTGACTCCTCAAGATTTTGGGGCTAAGGGTGATTACGTAACTGATGACACCGCTGCTATAGACTTAGCTCTTGCTTCAGGCAAGCCTGTGTTCTTACCAGAAGGCGTGTATCGTTATACAGGTACTTTATCGCTTCCTGAAGGTGTTATATTGAAAGGTGAAGGTACTCCAAGGATTGCCACGTTCCCACAAAGCACTGGCAACAAATCTAAACTACGCCCTAATTTTAAAACGCAACTTAAAGGCTCTGTGATAATTTTTGATGGTACTGGCACTATTAATACAATAAATATGTCTAACCGTTCGGATAAGTTTTCTTCAATGACACCCGCTGTGTCTTACGACCATGCAACAGAAATGACTATATCCGATATAGCCTTTATACAAGACATGGATGTATTGGATAGTGGTGGGTCTTTAACTACTGGTTCATCAGATAATAGAGCTACAGGTTATTCTGTGGGTTTCTACACTAGAGCTACTAAATCCTTACTTTCTAATGTTAATGTTTTTGGTTATTTCAGTGACCAAGGCACAGTTATATCAAATGCCAATCCGTCAAGTGAAAATAATGACTACAATTCATTTTCAGAATGTATACTGAGTTCAGGGGTAGCAATAGTAGGTAATGACTCTTCAGACGGGATTGGCCTTACAGGGCAACGCTTCACGGGATGTGGTATTTATGGAACAGACCACCACACAAGAGCTGATGGTTTATATGCAGTTAATGTTTTGTATATTGATGGTAATTTAGCTTCGGCTACTAGCTTAGGAATACGTGGCCACACTTTTACAAGCTGTAATTTTAGAGGCTACGCTAACAACGCTATTAGCTTAGACCACTGTGACGATTTAATTTTTAATGGGTGCGTCTTTGAGTTATCTAATTTATCAGGTGTTACCAATGCAGATGCTGACGGTAAAATAGTAGGCACTGGAAATACTAAAGATGTTCGTATAATTGCTCCTGCTAATACTGGAGACAGTTTAAATGTAATGGCTATTGATGACTTAGCTAATACCATAGCAGGAAGTGTTATTGCTTTAGGATCACCAGAGGATGCTTCGCTTCTTTTGTCTAATAATGGAACAGCCATTAAGCTTAGAAATGATGCAAACACCAACGATCCAATTATACAATTAACAAACAACACCACCTCTAATACCTCAGATTGGCAGATTCGGATGGATTCTAGCTCATCTGATGATTTAAAATTTATTTATGACAACGTAACTGTATTTAAAGTAGACAATAGCGGTATCATAACTCCCACATCTGGGTACAAGTCATCTGATGGCACAGCAGGGTTCACTGGTTCTGCATCAGCTTCAGCAACTTTAACAATTAAAAATGGCTTAATCGTAGCCGTATCTTAATCTAAACAAAAGGAAAACAAAATGGCACAATTATCAAACGATAGCGCTAACGCATACAACCCTAAGATGGGCGATGGGAGTCGTGGTGTAGTTCAATGCGTACATGGTGGTAGCACTCATCACGCTTATCTATATGGCAGTATAAACGGTTCTGATTATGTTCTAATTGAAAGCTTTACATCTTCAGCTCTTAAAGAAGTTGTTTTATGCCCTTACTTTAAAATTAGTACCTCTGCTTCAAGCGTTACTGGTACTGTTAATGCAGCGACTAAAGTCTACATTGACGAAACTCGATAGGAGGCTTTATGACTCTTCAAGTAGTAAGCGAAGCTCCTGCTGATGCTACCACTGTAACTGCAAATAATAATACTTTTGGTAACAGCAGAACCCATAACTGGGCTTCAACTTTTAACAGCCCTTCATCCCCATTTAATATAGTTATTTACCGTAATGCTTCTGTAGATACCGCAGGAAACATATTGGAATTAGCAATATACAAAGGTTACATACCTGACTTAGGAACAGCAGATGACCCCTCTTTAACTGATAGAGAGTTAGAAATTAACAACTTGATGGAAACTGTCAGGGTTACAACTGCAACTGCTTCTGGAACAGATTACGCTTTTTCATTAAATGGAAGCTACAGCTCGTCTAACTTAACTTCACAAAATACAGGAGACCCCCCACAGTTCACAGCGGTGATTACTGCTTTTGCAAGTGATGGCACAACCCTTGTAGATACACATCGTGTTCTGTATAGCGATAGAACTAAAGTAGCTCCTATCTTTACATCTCCAAATGATTACGGCCCAGACAGTGATAGCTCGAATGGTGGGGCAGGTAATACTTACTTCACTCATAACGAACAACCACTGTGGAGTAATAGTGGGTCAACAGCCGACAGGTCATTAGCGATGGATTTCTACTTTGAACCTAGAACTCCCTTTGGTACTATTAGAGAAATCACGGGTAACTTAACCTCTCCAATAGTCAATT